AGGTTTTATGTAGATTCTTAGGTTCATCTAATACGTTAATTGACCCTGATACTATATCTAGAATGTCAACAAAACAATTTGTTTATAGTAAAGATAGTTTAGATATATTAGAAGAACCAATTAGAGCAGAAAAAGATGACGAAGGAATATTGGTAGGAAAAAATCACGTTTATACCTTGGTAGCAGATACTTCTAGAGGTGTAGATGGAGATTACTCAGCATTTACAGTTATTGACATAACTGAGTACCCTTACAAAGTTGTTGCTAAGTATAGAAATAATAAAATTAGCCCTTTGATGTTTCCTAATATAATTCAAAAGGTAGCAAGAGATTATAACAACGCATATTGTTTAATTGAAATTAATGATAATGGTCAGCAAGTTGCTGATTCTTTATACATGGATTTAGAGTATGAAAATGTATTCTTTGTAGGACAAAATAGTAAAACAGGACAATATCTTTCTGGCGGATTTAGTCCTGGGGCAGGGTTGGGAGTCAGAACAACAAAACAAGTAAAAAGATTGGGTTGCACTACCTTCAAAAGTTTAGTAGAAGGTACTAAATTATTAATTCATGATCCAGAAATAATTGAAGAAATATCAACATTTATTGAAGTTCGAGGAACACATAAAGCAGACGAAGGATACCATGACGATTTGGTAATGACTTTAGTGCTGTTCAGTTGGGCAACAAACGAACCATTCTTTAAAGATTTAACAGACACAAATTTAAGAAAAGTATTATACGAAGATCAGTTTAAACAAATTGAGGAAAATCTAACTCCATTTGGTGTTATAGATGACGGAATTGCTAAAGTAGAAGGCCCTGTTACAATGGGCGATGATTTATGGTTTAACGAAAAGTCGGTAGAAGAAGGTGTTGCAAATCTTAAGAAAAAATGGTTGGAAAATGTCTAAAATATGTTACTTATAAATAAATAGTAATCAATATGGCTATATTGGAATATAGTTGTAAATCTTAAGGAGAATAAGATGGCATTTCAGCTTTCACCTGGTGTATTAATACAAGAAGTGGATCTAACACAAATAGTTCCAGCTGTATCTACATCTACAGGCGCATTTGCTGGCGCTTTTCAATGGGGACCTGTTAATCAAGTTATAACCGTAAATACTGAAAATAATTTAGTAAAATATTTTGGTGGACCTAATGATAACACATATCAATCATTTTTTAGTGCAGCAAATTTTCTATCATACGGTAATAATTTAAAATTAATTCGTGTAGTTAATGAAAGCGTGGCAAAAAATGCTATAGCAAACGCTTCAGCTACTGCAGTAATTATTAGAAACGATACTGACTATAATGCTAATTGGTCGGCAGGCGGATACGGCAAAGGTGAATTTGCTGCTAGATATCCTGGAGTTTTGGGCAATTCTATTAAAGTAGCAATGGTTGACTCTAATACATGGTCAAATTCTTGGACATATTACAGTCAATTCTCAGGTTCTCCTACAACATCAACATATGCAAGCTCAGTTAACGGATCAAATGATGGTCTACATATTGTAGTTGTTGATTCTACAGGTGCCTGGACAGGAACTGCTGGAACTATTTTAGAGAAATTTGGATTTGTATCTAAAGCATCAGATGCAAAAACACAAAACGGAACAGCAAATTACTATAAATCTGTAATTAATTTATCTTCTCAATACTTGTGGGCTTTAGATGCTCCAGCAGCAGGCACAAATTGGGGAACAACCGCAGTAAATAAAGCATTTACTTCTTTATCTACAGCATATACTGCAAATTTAGTTGGTGGTTTATCTGCAGATGATTCTGCTAATATTACTACAGGTAACGTATTAGCAGGATATAATTATTTCTTAGATGATTCAAGTTATGATATTAGCTTAATGATTACAGGGGGCTGGACAAGCACTGCTGTAGTACAAGGCGCAGTATCAATTGCAGAAACAAGAAAAGATGTAGTTGTATTCATATCACCTCAAATTACAGACGTTGTTAATGTTACAGCAACACAACAACCAATTAATGTAGTTAATACGAGACAAAACACATACAACTTAAATTCAAGTTATGCGTTTATGGATTCTGGTTGGAAATATCAATATGATAGATACAACGACACATATCGTTGGATGCCTTTGAATCCAGATATTGCTGGTTTATGTGCAAGAACAGATCAAACAAATGATCCGTGGTTTAGCCCAGGTGGTTATACAAGAGGTCAAATTAAAAATGTTGTTAAATTGGCATATAACCCAACAAAAACAGATAGAGATACACTATATCAAGCAGGGGTTAATCCAGTAATTAATGTTCCTGGGCAAGGCACAATTTTGTTTGGCGACAAAACTCAATTAACATTACCTAGCGCATTTGATAGAATTAATGTACGTAGATTGTTTATTACATTAGAAAAAGCAATTGGCATTGCTTCAAAATATCAATTATTTGAATTGAATGACGCATTTACGCAAACACAATTTAGAAACATAGTTGAACCATTCTTAAGAGACGTACAAGGTCGTCGTGGTATTACAGACTACAAAGTTATTTGTGATAGTACAAATAACACGCCTGATATTGTTGATTCGAATCAATTTGTCGCCTCTATATATGTTAAACCAGCAAGATCAATCAATTTTATTACATTGACCTTTGTTGCTGCTAGATCAGGCATTTCTTTCCAAGAAATTGGATCTTAAAATCGGAGAACAACAATGGCACAACCATTTAATATAGACCAATTTAGAACGAACCTAGTTAATGGCGGGGTTCGTCCTAATCAATTTGTGACCTACATTACGTTTCCAGCAATTGTACAACAGGTCGTTCCTGAAGGAACATTACTACAAAGTCGAGGCGCATATTTAACTACTGTTGCTGAATTACCAGGACAAACATTGGGTGTTACTCCTGTATTCTATAGAGGCAGAGAATTAAAATTAGCAGGCGATAAGACATTTGCGCCATTCACATGTACAATTCTTAATGATAATAATTTTACATTAAGAAAAGGACTTGAGCAGTGGATGCAGTATATTGAAAGTAATACTAATAAAGTAGGGTTGTCAAATCCTGCATCTTATCAGAGCGATATTACTGTACAACAGTTGGATAGAACAGGCAAAGCTTTGCGCTCATATATAATGAAATATGCGTTCCCTGTTGATTTAAGTGCAATTAATTTAGATTTTGGCGCTAACGATCAAATTTCTAATTTCCAAGTTGCATTTCAATATCAACATTTTGAAGTTATTACAGGCGACTCTAATGCTGGCGGTTTAAATGAATCACAAACATTACAAATTGCTCAAGGTTAATATTATTTTTATAGAATTTTAAATTATGGCAGTAAATTTATTTGGTTTTTCTATATCACGTGACACTGATATAAGTAAGGAGGCACGACAACAATCGTTTGTGCCTCCTCAAACTGACGATGGAACGGCAACGGTACAAGGCGGTGGATATTTTGGCACGTATTTGGACATGGATGCTACTGCTAAGTCAGAAGCAGAACTTATTACCAGATATAGAGAAGCTTCAATTTATGCAGATTGTTCAACAGCAATTGATGAAATTATTACTGAGGCAATTGCAGCAGTAGATGATGAGCATGTAGTTGATATTAATTTAGACAATGTAGATTTGCCTGATAATATCAAAGATGCTATTCATGAAAATTTCCATCAAATTGTTAGATTGCTTGATTTTAATATTAAAGGATTTGATATTTTCCGTAGATGGTACATTGACGGAAGACTATTTTATCAAAAGATTATAGATCAAAAGAATCCTAAAAGAGGTATTCTTGAGCTAAGACAAATTGACCCTAGAAAAATTCGTAAGGTTAGAGAAGTTAAAAAAGAAAAAGATAAAAATGTAGGCATTGATATTATTAAACAAATTGATGAATTTTTTATCTATAATGAAAAAGGTTTGACTTATAACCCTGGGTATGCTACAAATTCCCAAGGTCCAAATCAAGGTATTAAAATACCGTTAGATTCTATTACATATGTACCTTCTGGTCTAAATGATATAGAGAAAAATACAGTATTAAGTTACCTACATAAGGCATTGAAGCCAACGAATCAATTAAAAATGATGGAAGACTCTTTAGTAATTTATAGAATTGCTAGAGCCCCTGAAAGAAGAATATTTTATATTGATGTAGGCAATTTGCCAAAATTAAAAGCAGAGCAATATCTAAAAGATATTATGGCTCGCTATCGTAATAAAATAGTTTATGATTCTAATACAGGTGAGATAATGGACGATCGTAAGTTCATGTCTACGCTTGAAGACTTTTGGTTACCTAGAAGAGAAGGTGGTCGTGGTACTGAGATCACCACTTTACCCGGTGGCGAAAATCTAGGTCAGATTGACGATATTCATTATTTTCAGAATAAACTATATCAAGCATTGAATGTGCCTATTTCAAGAATGCAACCTCAGCAGGGCATTTCTTTTGGCAGAGCAACAGAGATTACTAGAGACGAATTAAAATTTGCCAAATTCGTTGGAAGACTTCGTAAAAAATTCAATGGTTTATTTCATGATATTTTAAAAACTCAGTTGATTTTAACTGGGATTATTAAAGAAGAAGATTGGTATGAGATAAAAGAGAAGATTCAGTTCAAGTATGCTCAAGATCAATATTTTGAGGAGATGAAAGAAACTGAGAATCTTAGAAATAGAATAGATATTGTAAATTCAATGCAACCATATGTTGGTACTTATTTCAGTAGAGAATATGTAATGAAAAACGTATTAAGATTTACTGAAGATGATATTAAACAAATGGATATGCAAATAAGTAAAGAGCCTGCACCTGAACTAGGAGTTAATGGTGAACCTCTAATAAATAATCAAGGAGCTCAGTAATGGACACATCAGAAGTAATTAGA